ATTCTTCTAACCTTAAATCCAATGATGGAATGTAATCATGACCTAAATCTCTTGTAGTTCCAGCTTTCATAGCTTCATCTATAATACTTTTTATACCATCATAGTTTCTATTTTCTAACATATCAACTGAATCGAGAATTGCTTTCTTTAATGTTTGATTTTTACAAAACTCTAATGTTTCAGATTGTACAAATTCTAAATCTGTAGACTCGACATTTTTCCATACATCTCGTATCTTCTCTACAACACCAGATTTTAGTACATCACTATCTATCTCATCTACTTTAAATTTTATAACTTCAAGAGTAGGTTGTTTTTTATACTGATAATAATAATCTCGTATTGATTTAACCAACCAACTATTAGAGTCTGAATCAAACATAGATGGTTGTAGTATATCGCTGATAGTTTGTAAAAACTTAATATCACTCATCAAAGATGCGATAATCTTTGTTTGAAATGATGTTCCAAATTGTGTTAAAGTATCACTCATAAAAGGTTGTAAAATCCCTATTTTCTATATGTAAATATACAACAAAAACTTGAACTTGTCAAGTATTTTTTTGTTTATTGTGTGTTTTTTCTGCATACTGATTTAATTGATTAAAGTTAGTAGCTAACCAACTTATAACATTTGGTAGTGCAGTAAATAACTTATCCTCCAAAAACATTTTTTGAAATTTAAACTTAATCAACCTATTAATTGGTTCATTTGTTCTATCTATTATTTTTGTCTTTGTAGAAGCTGATATATCGACATTTGATAATTGCATTAACTTGTAATTTAATTCTATTATATCTTTTGATTCTGGTAAAGTATCGATAACCTCATCTATATTAACTATGCGATTTTCTGTCAAAAATGGTAATTTTTTTTGAATAGTTTTTAAACCCAACCCTCTTACACCAGGTATATTATCAGACTTATCACCATCCAATACTCTATACCAAATATAATTATGTGAGTTAATACCATATTCATCCATGACCATTTTTTGATCGTACATTTTCTTTTTAGTAGGACTCCATATTTTTATTCTATCATCTGCTAATTGTAAAAAATCTTTATCAGTTGACATAATCGTAATCTTAGAATCTGTAAGAACTTGTCTACATAGATAACCTATTGTATCATCAGCCTCAATATTGTCATATGATAAAACAGTTACAGGAAGTGTATCTAAATACTCAACACATCTACTCAACTGCATCATCATATTTTGCTTCTCATCTTCTTGTGATGCAAAATCATATGATCGATTAACTCTGTATTTAGTTTTTCTATTTTGTTTATATTCAGGAAATAACTTTCGACGCCGGTTAGAACCACCCTTACCATCAAATACTATTATTGTACGGGTGGGTCTAACCATGTTTATCGTATATCCGATACTTCTTAGAAAACCAACTATTCCACCAACATGAATTCCATCCTCATTGGTAGTTGGTATAACACTAAACACTCTGATAAAAGTATTTAGGCCATCTATTATTAGTACTTTGTCGTTTGGATGTCCATCATCTAATGAACCACCATTTTTCTTTATCTCATCGAATATAGACAGGTATTTTGTATTACTCACTTATTTCTTCTTCCACTATGACATCATCAATTCCAAAATTCTTTTCATACTTTAATATTGCTTTCTCACAAATCATATTATAACAATATTCTTTAAACTCTTTATCTTCTAGTTTTTCAGCCCAATCCTTAGATTGGAATTTAATGTCTTTACCATTTTGGTCTTTTATAGTATACCAAGCACCACCTTGTTTTACTAAATTGTGGGCTTTAAGAACGTGTAACCAACTACCTGTATCATCAATACCACTTTCAAAGTAAAGTTCAAAGTCAGCATGTCTCATAGGTGGCCCTAATCTATTTTTGATAACTTGAGCTCTCATCTTCATACCAATGGTATTCTTTTTAGCATCTTTGATTTGTCCCATATTCTTTAAACGAATACGAGTAGAAGCGTGGAAAGGTAAAGCCTTACCACCACTTGTTGTCCAAGGATCACCGAACATTACACCAAGTTTTTGACGTAACTGATTTGTAAACACAAGAGCTATCTTTTGTCTACCAATCATTTGTGTGATTTTTCTCATAGCCTTTGATAGGATAATTGCCTTTGATGTAGCCCAACCATCTTTATCAAATTCGGCTTCTAATTCTACTTTAGTTGTAGCCGCAGCCAATGAATCCACTAAGATAGTTACTAACCTATTCTTATCTGATTCTCTTACTTTAGCGACTATCTCTTCTATAGCAGAAAAGATATCTTCAACTGTTTCTAAATGTAAATACAACATACTTTGTACATCTACACCAATTGACTCTAAGAATTCAGTACTTACAGCAGTTTCAGTATCTATATAAACGGCAACACCACCTTTCTTTTGTGTTTCTGCTAACATATGAGCACCGATTAAAGACTTACCACTACTTTCTAAACCATTTAGTTCTGTAATTCTTCCAACTGCAATACCACCATCAGGTCTATTTGATATTGCCAAATCTAACATAGTAGAACCAGTTGAAATAAAATCTTTTATATCTGTTGGTGTGGTATCTGTTCCATCGAGAAAGTAAGCTACTTTCATATCCTTGAAGTTTTTATTAATTGTATTGGCTAATACACCAGCCAATTCATCTCTTGTTGACATATAAGTCTCCTAATTTAAATAATGGGTGTGTCCGGCTTTTACATACGCATCGTAAGTCACACACACTCGGTTTTATTAGTGTTGGCTTCAACACCCATTATATTGTTTTTTTATTTAGCTATTAAATAAATCGTCAAATGCATCTGAAGTTTTCTTAGAGTCATAAGATGATGCTGCAGCTGTTGCTGAAACCTCTTCTTTTTTCTCTTCTTCAGTATTTGAACCACCATTTAAGTAATCATTGAGAGCTTGTGTTAAGTCATCATATGATTGCTCTTGATAAATATCAGTAATGTTCTTCTGATTTTCAGTTAGTGCTTCAAGTGTTGATGCATCCTCTGTGATAGGAGTCTGATTTGGTTTCACTCTAATTGATGTTGAAGGAAAGGATTTACCTGTTTCTTCAGCGGTTTTGAAAGTTACAGCAATATCACGACCACTTACTGCGTCTGTGATGTCACCATAATCTGGATCGGCAATTATAGAAAGTAGTTCTTGATAAACTGTCTTTCCAAATCCCCAAAACTTAACACCTTGTGATTCTTCACCACGAACTACTACAGGAGCATATGTTCTCATCTTAGCTTCAACTTTTCTACCTAAATTATAGTCCTCTTTTGAACCAGTTGATTTGAGTTTTTGAGCAAACTCTTCAATCGGATCAGGTCTACCAAATGAAATTGGTGAAAGGTAATTCTTATTAGCTAATCCATAGTGAAAATACAACTCGATAAACGGATTGTCTTTATTGAACTTATAAGGTACAATACGGACAATTTGATTACCTGGTTGAGGTTTCCAAAGGTTTGATGTTCTGTTATTTGTGGTTTGTAATTGATTGAGGCGGTTTTTGATTGCGTTCAAATCCATTTTTATTCTCCATTTTTAATTAGTTATTTATTATTTTTTAATCAAGTATAACCTTGATACAGATATAAGTATAATGTAATATTTCAAAATACAATTTTATTTTCTATCTGATTCCCACGTTTCTACATTTATTATCATGTGAATTTTTGTTGGTATTTTATTTAATCCAGAATCACTTGTTAGTAATAAAGAGTTTCTATAGTTTTCCCAATCTACTGAAAATGACTTGTCCAACTTACCACCATTCAACTCACGAATTAAATCATTTAGAGCATTAATTGTATAAAGTGTGTTGGTGTGTTTTTTTCTATGAAGTGAAATCGTATCTTGTATACCTTGTATAAAATCTTCGTCATATTCTATATTATATGTACAGATTAATTGCTGACTATCTTTTTCATTTTCAAATACAAATATCTTACCAAACATAATATCATTACATGCAATGATAAGGTCTATTGTATCATGAAATCTTGATTTATTCGTGAATGTACATAGTAGTTGAGTTTTCATATTAACTCCACTTCACATCTAGCAATTCTAATGTTGCTTGAGTTGTACCATTAAACCTAATATTCATAGTTACTTTAGCTTTTCCCATTGTATTATTTTTTACTTCAAAAAAGAAAGTAACACCAGCATTGGAATTGGTATCTGTTATTTTTATTTGATTACCTACTAATTCTAAACCACCATTTCCTTCAAATGTTTCAATTTTTGCTCCACTACCAGATTTATTACCTTTAGCTTTAAAGAATGTAGGACTGTAACCAGTCAACCCAGAAGCGAAGGCCGCAGAATCAACAAATATATTTTCATTATTCTTTAAAGCGTTTACCATAAATTTAAACATCTTAATAGAAGCATATTTTTGATAAGTAAACTCTACTAATTTTTTTGAAAAATCCTCAGCTGCAGCATCAAATAAACTACCACCATGAGTGTAGTTATATTTTATAGATAAACCACTCAAAGCTGATTTTATTTCACCTCTCCAATCTTGAATTTGTTCAATATAAGCTCCAACCCATTGTTCATCTGATACATCAAGTTTTAATCTTTCATTTTTTGTTAGATTGTAATCAAATTGTTTTGTCATTTCATTGAAAGATTTCAGATAAGTTTTACCCTTACCAGCTTGAGCAGATGCTTGTTTTAAAGACACTCCAACTGCAATACCATCTGTTGCTCCCC